ATCATCTTTTATATATAATGATTCACGTTTTATATCTGTACAATGAATAGGTCGTTGATACAATCCCAATTTATTCATATTTTCTATTATTACATTACTTAATCCATTTACTAAACCATTGTGTTTTGTATAATCCAATTGTTGTAAGCTAACCTCTATTGATTTAATAAAATCACTCATATTTATAGCATCTTTACATTTTTCATTTAAAAAAACTTGAATATTAAATTTTTGATTTGTTGTTGTTATATTATTTCCAACTTTCGGAATTAATTCTTTTATTGTATTTGTCAATTCTTTTATTTGATTTTGTTGCTGTTTTACTACTTCTAATATTAATTCTTTGGATAACATTAATTGATTATTCAAATTTTCGTTATTTTCATGATCCATACATTTTTTTTTATGCCTATATAATCCGGATGGGTATTTATATGATTTATTACAATTTATACACTCATAACTCGTCTGGGGTTTTTTGGGGTTTTTTTGTATCCTGTTTGTATCATTTTCCCTATTTTTATGTTTTAGGGTTGATAAATGCCTGACATAATCTTTTTTATTACACGATATGAAATGACAATTTATACAGGTAAAATTTTGGGGTTTTTGGGGTAAAATTTGTGTATCCATTATATACCATTATAGGATATATTAAAAAACCCCTAAATATTTTTTGTTGTAAATTTATAAAAAACAAAAAATTAAGGTAAGGGTTTTCATCGGCAACAAAAAGGATTTCATCCCTTAATGGTGTAAATGTGTTTTTTTTGAACATTATTTTAAAAATTTTATAAAAGACTATAAATATATAAAATTGGACATTTATAAATGTCCATTTTTCAAAAAAATCCTGGAATTTATTTTCCCGAAATTTACACATTTCAAATGATTTAATAATGCTAATAAAAATATTATATAATATTTTTATTACTGACCATAAGTGTATTCATATGAAAGATTCGAAATATTAACCTTTTTATTACAAATTTTCATATTGAAAAATGAAAATGTGCTATTTTGAAATTATTATTTTGAATTATGAAAAATTTAAAATAATAATTTAGATTATATAATAATATGACTTCAACAAGAAATAAAAATACTCAATTGAATTACAATTTAGAAAAGTTTAACATTGAAAAATTATTCCAGGAGAATTTATATTTACATTCTTCATCGGGAAGACCAATTAGCGAATGTATTCCATCATTAGGTTATATGCCAAGTCATATATCTAGAGAAGCACTATCTACAAATTCTATAGATATTGAATCACAACTAAGAGGTATTGGTTCAACTAATTTAGAAACTCCTTATGAACCTATTATTCCAAGTATCACAAATTTAGAGTTTAAAGATTTCTTTGATAGACAACACACTATTATTATGCCTTATCCTATGGTATATGAACATAATCAGCGTCCTATATTATCATAATTTATATTTAATGTTTATTAATAACTATATAAATATTTGTGTTATAAATACTTGCCTTTACCTTTTTCAAACATCACAAAAGGAGTATATTTTCTTATTTTAATACAAGTAGGGTCTGGTATTCGACCAATAGTGACTACATTATTTGTAGTCACGGCATTATTTATACATTCTTGTGAAAATTTATTTCGAACATTTGATTTTACTATATTGGCAAACTCTTGCCTCTTTAGTGAATTTGATGAATTCATTCTATTATTTTTAACTGATTCGTGTTTTATAGCATTTTGCTTTACAGCTATCTGATCGCAATTTGAAGTAATACAAGTATCAGAAATTTGATATTGGTTAATGAACCCCCTACCGACTATACTATTAGAATCATATGGTTTAATAGATAATAATTTAGGAACATTATTAAGTCCTATTAAACCTTGTATCATCTTTTTTGAAATATTACTACCATTTTTTGTTGGAATAAAAACAGCATTTGTATTTGAGGTAGTCCTCTCTTCCAAACTTCGATATTGTTCAATCGCATTATTCAATGTATCAATAGATGTATCGAATTTTATTTCAATATTATTATTGGGATACTTAAATTTAGGATCTGTTCCCTCGCTATCCGGGTCATGATAAATATAAATACATTCTATATCAGTATAATCACCCGCGCCAACTGTTTGAACCAAATTATTAATAGTTAAACTATAAAAATTTAATAAACTAGTGCTATATTCATAATAATCTAAATAACTGTTGTTTCTTAAGTTAATAAATTCACGTGTTAATAATATATCTAAATTATTAGATAAAAAAAAATAACTATCATAATTAAATCTTAAATCATACCCATTTTCTGAAGTTATAGGTATTTGCCTTGTCAATAACGTTGTTTGATTTACAAGTCTTATTGAACTAGGAACTTTTATTATATTTTTAAATTTAAAATTTATTGACTTGTTTACAAGTACATTACTTAGCGAATACAAGTTATGGGTATTATTTAATGTTGCCAAAGTATTAAAACTATTTGTAAAATAATTATTCGTTAAAGCATTAAAAAACCTAGTAATATTTAAATCAAAAACTTTACCCACCTGTGATTGTATATTATTATTATATAATATATTGTTATATTTTATTGTATTGTTAATATTATGACTAATATTATTACTAGCGCTATAATTTAATGATATATCTAATAAATAATAATTATTTAGACTTGGTATGAGAGATGCGAATTTTGAATTAGTATTTATATTTGTTGTATTTATATTTTTTTTTATTGTAATAGTTAATTTTTGATTACTATTATGAGAAAAATGAACATGATTATATATATGGTGCTGTGTAATTCCTGTTAATTGATTACCTAATCCCAGAAATATAATATTGGAAGCATCTATTAAAGTTCCAGATATATTATTAATGTGTAATTGCTTGTTATATAAATTGCTATTATTATCTAATACTTTTAAATTATTTAGATATATATTTTTTGAGTCAAAAATAATTTTGCTATTGTTTTTACTATTTTGTAACATGCTAATATTGTTAGTTTTAATGAGAAAAGTTTTTATAATAGTATTAGGTAATTCTATATAGGAAAAATCTCTAGGGGTTCTGCGGCGGGTGGTGCGATCAAAGTCATTGTTTATACTAATATCATAATAATTAACATGTTTATAATCCAATGTAAGTTTATTATAAGACCATATATTGCGATATACAGAATAGTTAGTTCTTATAACTAATAAATTCAAACTAGTATCATTACTGGTACTAAAATAACTAGAATTAGAATTATCAATTAATAACTTATTAAAATTAGTATCTTTGAAGTTTATAACACTAGAACTATCTATTGTAGTATTTATAAAAGAAAAATCATTAAAACTATTGGTAATAGTATAACCTATAGTATTATAACATATATCTTGTGATATACCATTTGATAATGAAACTAAATTATTACTTATTTCTCGAAAATATTTGTATAAATATTCTTTTATATTTATTTTATAAATATCTGAATTACTAAAATAATAATTAAAATGATATATATAACGCTTATTAATAGTATTTTTAGAACTATCTATATTATTAGATTTGTTGTTTTCAAAAAATACATTTTTTAAATCATTAAATAAATGATTTAATGAATTATCACTAGGTTGTAAATTTTTCACAAATAATATTTTGCCATTGTTGTTATTAGATGAATCAAATATAAATTTCATATTATTTTTAATATTATTTTTGGTAATTAAGCAAGCATTAGAAGTAGATATATTATCTATTTTTACACATAAAATTATTCTATTTTTATAATTATTGTTAACATTTTGTAAAATATTTAACCAACTAACATCATAATCAATATTATTATCCAAACTAATAATTTTTGTTTTTATATATAAATTAGTTCCAATATTTTTCTCGTTTATATTATTGTTTGCTAAAATAATATAATCACTTCTAGCACTTGAAATATTCATTGTTATTATATATTTATAACTATGAATATTTAAAATTATAACTTATAATAAAAATTACTAATTTTTATAGTAATTTTTATAGTTATAACAATATTTATACTATGACGTCTGTATCATTAGAATACCACTGAGAAGATAAATATTGAGGTTTTGATTTTTCAATATTGCTATTTTCCTTGACTTTAAGACTTGGTCCATTAGTTGTTAATGAATCAATTTCTAAAGTTCCAATAGCATAGTTATAGTATTTTAAGTTGGACAAATTGCCGGAAAATCCTCCGTTATAATTTACATACAAATCATCATAATTTTGTTTAACTATATTAGATAATTTATGACGTTTCATTAAAGTTCCATTTATATATATATCACAAATATTTTGTGCTGTTACTCTAATAATTACACCTACCCATTTTTTAATAGGTATTGCGTCTACGTATATGTCATCGTAATATGCCTTTTTAGTAGTTTCATTATTGTGAAACACATTTAATCTTACTAGCATTCCTAAAATAGGATATTGTTCTATTAAATTATCACTCAAATTTTTCTTTCCCGTATATAAATACACGCCTGGACTATTATTTGGACCTAATAAACCAGAACCTCCTTCACCTACTGAATTGGGACCTGAACCTTTATTAAAAACATGTTTGAAATCAATTGTTTCGTAATAATTTATATTATTAACATATATCCAAAATGAGTATGTAAATTCCACACCCCCATATTGATTTATGCTTCTTAAAATTGGAATTGATGTTTTTTGTGCTGTGCTTTGAGTAATAGTTAATGGTTCTGTAGCATCTTTCATGCCAGATATTAAATATGGTGTTTCTGACGGAGAGATAAATGAATATATCATTTTACTTCCAACATAAAATAATATTGAAAAAATAGTAATTATTCCTAGTAAAAACGTTGTTTTTGCAATCATCGTATTTGAAGATAAAAATTCACCAAAAGTTCCCAATTTTTTTTGCGTTTCGTATGGTATTAATGTCTTAAAATATTTATTTATATTTCCTAATATTCCTTCGTTGGCATTCATATTATATTATTTATATATAAATAATATAAATAATAATAATAATAATAATATAATATAAATAATAATAATAATATAATAAAAATAAAAATAATAATAAAAATAA